CCCACGGGTCAGAGGCCGATCCGCGGGCGCTCGACGCCATTTTGAGACTGCGCGAAGCGTGGAAGCCGGACTTTGTCCTGCATCTGGGCGATGCCATCGATGTGCGAAACATGCGGGCCGGTGCGCGGCGGGATTCAACCGATCCCGACTACGGAGCCAGCATGACCGACGACGTCCTGCAAGGGTTGTCTTTCCTCAAGGAATTGCGCCCCAACGTCTTCCTTTTCGGGAACCATGAGGCGCGACTGTCCCAGATGCAGCACAGTGCCAGCGGCATCCATCGTGATGCGGCCATCGGCATTTTGGATCGTATCCAGACCGCCGCGGACAAGATGAAGTGCCGGATCATTCCCTACAAGGGAGTGCATGCCGACTGCGCGTTTCTCTTGGGCGACACCGCCTTTATCCACGGGTCGCTTTTTGGAACCAGCGCCGTGCGGGACGCCGCCGAACTATTCGGGCGTAGTGTGGTCATGGGTCACACCCACCGCGTGGCCATCGAAAGCGCACGCATCCATGCCAAGGCCATCGGTTACAACATTGGTTGCGGGGTGAAGTTGGACATCGAATACGCGGCCACGCGCAGGCAAACGCTGGCATGGAGGCATGCCGCAGCCTACGGGCATTTCAACGGAACGCACTGCATCGTGAACATCGCGGTCTTCGATCCGCATTACGAACTCCCGCTATGAAACAGACCAAAGCCGACAAACAACTGGCCCAGTGGTGCGAAGCCCTGTCGCAGCCCACCATTCCTGTCGAAAAGGTGCCGGAAGGCTGGTTCACGATTAAGCAACTGGCCAAGGCCCGCGGACGCAGCGAGTGCATCACCAGCACACAAGTGCGCCGGAAGATCGAGCAAGGACTGGCCGAGAAACGCAACTTCACCATCCGTCTGGCCGAGCGCGTCCGTCCCGTCCCTCACTACCGACTCAAATGAGCCGCCGCATCCCCACCAAGCGAGTCGCCCTCGACGGCAAGTGTTGGAGGGTCAAGCTCCAGCGACCGCCGGAACGAGAGCCTGTGGACGGCTTGTGCGTCCGAGACGATAGAACCGTTTACATCCACCCAGACGCTATTGCCCACCGCGGCAAGGAACTGGTCATCCATGAACTGCTTCACGCCCGCTTTTGGGACATCGAAGAAGAGGCCATTGCCGAAGTCAGTCTGGTGATTGCCGAGGTGATAGGCTGGGTGGAGCGCAAGAACGACGGCGTGATCGGATGACCTTCTGGCCGCTCCTTGCCTGCACGCTGCTTTACTTTACCACCGCGGTAGGGTGGTGGAAGCAGGGCGATCCGGCGATGGCCGTCATTTTCTTTTTCTACGGATGCGCCAACGGCGGATTCTTGTGGGCGGCGCTGCGCTGAAATTTCGACACGTTGTTTTAACCATGTCGAAGGTTTCGACACGTTGTGTATACCGAACGGCGTTTTGCTATACACAAAAGCCCGCAACTTTTTTGACTAAACCCTTGCGCCACTTCCGGCGCAGCGCAATTCTCGCGAACAGTTAGGCAGACAACTCCTTGTGGAGCCTGTCCAACGCGCATGCCCAAGGCCGACGACCCGCGCTCGCGGATAATCGGTAGCGCCGAGGACACCACAACCAATCAACCCGACAAGGCCCGCAATAACGTGGGTTTAGTCAAAACCAAAGGAGTTAGTTATGCCCGTATCACAAATTCCGCAATACTTCACGACGGAGTTCTCCAGCAACTGGGAGCATCTGCTTCAGCAGAAACTTTCCAAGCTGCGCGAGTACGTTTCCGTCGAGACAGTCCGCGGCAAGGAGAAATCCTACAATCAAATGGGCGCAGTGGAGATGCAACGCATCACCAGCCGCGCAGCCGACACCAACATCAGCGATGTGGCCTTGGCCAAACGCTGGCTTCGTCCATTTCCGTTTGAACACGCCACGTTGTTCGACGAATGGGACAGCGAATATCTGGGCGAGGTCAGCCTTCCCCAGAGCGAGACGGTTGCGAATCACGCCGCCGCCTATGCCCGCACCGCCGACAAGGTGATCATCGATGCCGCCCTTGGCACCGCCTACACCGGAGAAACCGGAGTCACGCCGACCGCTCTGCCCGCTGGGCAGAAAATCGCCGTGGACTACGTCGAAACCGGATCGACGGCCAACAGTGGCCTCACCATCGCCAAGCTGCGTCAAGCGGCGTTCCTGCTCACCAACGCTGAAGTTGATGACAGCGATCCGCGCATCATGGTCGTTTCCGCCAAACAGATCCAAGATCTTTTGAGGACGACCGAGGTGACCAGCGGCGACTTCAACACCGTTCGCGCCTTGGTCAATGGCGAGATCAACACGTTCATGGGATTCACCTTCCGCCGTGTTGCTTCCGGCCTCTTGCCCTACGCGAGTGGAACCGGCGTCCGCACATGCTTCGCCTACGTCAAGTCCGGCATCAAGCTGGCCGACGCGGGACGCAAAGTGCATGTCGATATCCGTGCCGACAAGAGCCACGCCTTGCAGATCCGCACTGTCGCCTCTTTGGGCGCAACGCGCATGCAGGAAGCCAAAGTCGTCGAAGTCCCGTGTGACGAAGTCCTCTAACAACTAACCAAGGAGAACAACTAACATGGCTACCTTCTACACCGACATCGCTCCGAGCGATCTAACCCTCAACGTCCGCAACCGCGTCAGCGCCGACCTCTCCCACGGAGACGTCCGCTACGCGGAAGCGACCTACACCTGCACCGGCACCGAAGCGGCCACAGGCGACAACATCGAAGTTGCCGTTCTGCCCGTGGGCGCAACGCCGTTGCCGGAACTCTGGCGCGTCTCCAACGAGGCGAGCCTTGGCGGCTCCGTTGTGGCCATCCCCACCATCGGGGATGCCGCCGACGCCGACCGCTACAGCGCGACCTCGATCTCGCTCAACAGCAGCACCGCGGGTTCCGCGGCGGTTACACCCGCCGTGGCGACCAGCGTGTTGCCCCGTCACGTTGTGACCGAGGCCACCCAGCGTGTGGTCGCCGCGATCACCCGCACCAATGCGGTGACCGCAGGGAAGAAAATCAGCTTCCTCATCGCTTACAAACTGTAAGTCCCGACTGATTAAACGCGCTGGCAGGCCGCGAATAAACGCCTGCCACCCTTTTTCTAACTTTCATGGCCGACGAAACCTCCATCTGCAACTTGGCTTTGGCCAAGCTGGGCATCAGCCCGATCATGGCGCTGACCGACGACAGCAAGCAGGCCCAGTTTTGCAACCGTTTCTTCGCCCAAACCCGCGACGAAGTCCTGCAAGGGCATCGATGGAACTTCGCCATGCGCCGCTCCGCGCTCAACAAGCTGGCCGACGCCCCGCAGAGCGAATGGGCCAGCGCCTACCAGTTGCCGGTTGATTGCCTGCGCGTCGTCCAACTCAACGGCTACGAACCCACCGAAAGGATGGGGGAGTTCAGCGTCGAGGGCGACCAGCTTCTGACCAACGCCGAGGAGGCCAACATCCGGTATGTCGCCCGCGTCGAGGACGGATCGTTCTATCACCCGCTGTTTGTCCATGCGCTGGCCACCATGCTGGCCTCGCGTTTAGCAGGCCCGCTAACCGGAAGCCGCAACATGCCGCAGGAGTTGCTGCAAGAATACGAAGCCATCACCGGCCCCAAGGCCCGCATGGCCGACGCCTTTGAGGAGCGCCTTCGTCGAAAGATGCCGTGGGTCAACAGCGACCTTGTCGCCGCCCGCTACACCAAGTTTCCGTCCAGCCAATAGGTCATGGCCAACCTATTAGTCACCGCGTTCAACGGAGGCGAACTATCGCCCTACATGGACGCCCGCACCGACGTCGCCAAATACCGCAGCGGGTGCCGACGCTTGGAAAACATGGTCATCCTGCCCTACGGGGGCGCTTACCGCCGCAGCGGCACCGAGTATTTGGGCGAGGCCAAGCTCCCCAACCGGCGCTGCCGACTGATCCCCTTTAACTTTTCCACGACCACCCGCTTTGTCTTGGAATTTGGCCACCTCTACTTGCGCGTCTGGGGCAACAACAGCTTGGTGCAATCCGGCGGTGCGCCCTTGGAAATCGTTACGCCCTACACCGAGGACGATCTGCGCGAAATCCAATACGCGCAGTTGAACGACATCATGTATCTGGCCCACGGGAGCCACGCCCCGCGCAAGCTCTCCCGCGTGAGCGACACAAACTGGACGCTGGCCACCGTGGCCTTTGATTACCCGCCGCTGCGCGACATGAACACCAGCGCGGTAACCATTGCCTCCAGCGCGTCGAGCGGCACCACCACGCTGACCGCCAGCGCCTCGACCTTCGTGGCCGGTCATGTCGGAAGCCAGTGGGCCATGCAGTGGCCGCGCACCAGCGGATCAATCAATCTGACCATTGACTCCAACAAGACCTCGACCGACACGCTCGACATCCAAGGCGACTGGACGATCACCACCGTTGGCACATGGATCGGCACCGTCCGCATCCTCCGCATCCCGCAGAAGGAAATGGACGAGGATGGCGGCAGCGGGTTCACCGCCTACGAAGTGGTGCGGGAGTTTAACTCGCTGGGAACGGCCCGCAACTTCACCGCCACCGGCACCGAAACCGAGCGCGTCGGACTCAAACTTCAGATCCTTAACTACGCCAGCAACACCAACGCCCGCGTCTTTCTGGAATCCACTGATTTCAACAGCGGCGGCACCTTCACCCTCAACAGCGTGGCCAGCGGCACCAGCGCCGGAGCTACCGTCAACAAGTGGCTGGGATCGGTCATCACCGGAACCACCCAGTGGAGCGAGGCCGCGTTCAGCGCCCTGCGCGGCTACCCCCGCACCGTCACCTTCCACGAACAACGCCTCTGCTTCGGCGGAACCGCCAGCCAGCCGAACACCGTTTGGTGCAGCAAGGTGGACGACTTTGAAAACTTCCAACTGGGCAGCAAGGAGGATGATGGACTGTCCTTTACCATCGCCAGCAACGAAGGCAACCGCATCAACTGGATCTTCTCGCAGAAGCAGTTGATTGTCGGCACCTCCGGCGACGAGTGGACGGTAGGCGGGGCGACCGACAGCGAACCCTTTTCCTCGACCAACATCAGCGCCCGCAGGCAGGCCAGCTACGGATCAAAGTATATGCGGGCCGTCCTGCTCAACGACGTCCTGCTCTTTGTCCAGCGCCGCGGGCGCAAGGTGCGCGAACTGGTCTACAAGTTTGAACAGGACGGGTGGGTTGCGCCGGATCTGACCGTCCTCTCCGAGCATGTCACCCAAGGCGAACTGGTTGAACTGGCATTCCAGCAGCAGCCGGATGCCGTCCTCTGGGCCGTCCGCGGCGACGGCGTTCTGATCGGCATGAGTTACGAGAGGGATCAAGAGGTCGTTGCATGGCACCGGCATTTGACCGACGGGCAGTTTGAGTCCGCGGCCACCGTCTACGGTCTGGGCGGCGACGACGATGAGGTCTGGTTTGCTGTCCAGCGCACGATCAATGGCGTGACCAAACGCTACATCGAACGCTTCAAGCCCGACTTTCGCGCCCAGTTCGATGCGGAGTCCAAGGACAACTGGTGGTATCTCGATTGCGCCGCCCGCTACGAGGGCGCACCGGCTCAAGTCATCACCGGACTCTCCTACCTTGAAGGCAAGACGGTGGGCATCTTGGCCGACGGGGCCGCGCAACCCAACGCCGTCGTCTCCGGCGGGCAGATCACCTTGGCCAAAGCGGCCAGCAAGGTGCTGGTGGGACTGCCCTTCATCAGCCTGCTTCAGCCCATGAAGCTCGACTACGACATGCAGGACGGGCCGACCCGCGGGCGCAAGAAGCGCCTCAACCGCGTGGAGGTGTCCCTTTTCAAGTCCTTGGGCGGGCAGGCCAGCACCGACGGCAACGAATGGCTCTGGATGTATCCGAGAGATTTTGACGACCCAATGGACGCCAGCCCGCCGCCTTTCAGCGGCGACACTGAAGTCGTCTTGGCGGGCAACTACTCCGAGGACGCCGACCTTTATTTGCGCCAAACCCTGCCCTATCCGCTGACCGTCCGCGCCCTTGTCGCAAAGCTCGACGCCTTCGGAGATTGACATTAGTGTGATTTGACTAAACCCATGAGCCAAGCCGCCATCCAACTCCGCATGTTCGATCCCGCGCAAGACTATGACATGGTCTGCGCGTGGTGGACGGGCCACGGATGGAATCCGGTGCCGCAAACCTTTTTGCCCAAGCTGGGCGTCATTGCCTACTGGGCCGAGGGCGAAAAGACCGAGGACACCGCCGCGGCATGGCTCTACATGGACAACTCGTCGCCGGTCTGCTGGCTGGAATACATGGTCAGCAACCCCGAAGCCAACGCGGGACGCGCTGTCAAAGCCCTTCGGCACTTGGATTCGTTTCTAACCGGCGAGGCCAAAGCCACCGGATACCACGCCATGATGACGACATGCAGGCAGGATTCGCTGGTCAAGTTCCACCAGAAGAACGGGTTCACCAAAACCGACGAGGACGTCACCCACCTCGTCAAAATTTTGAACTGATATGGCTGGAGCAACCGCAACTGTCTTGGCCGGTGTGGCCATCGCTGGAAGCCTTGCCAGCGCAGGGATGTCTTACTACGGACAGCAGCAGCAGGCCGCGTCCGCGCAGCGTCTGGCCAACTACAACTACCAAGTGCAACTGCAACAAATGCAGATGCAGTCGCAGATGCAGAAGATTGCTGCCGAGCAGCAATACGCCGCGGGCATGCAGAACGCCAAGATCATGGAGAACGAGGGTCTGCGCGTGGAACAGGAAGCCCGCGAACGCGCCCGCCGGATGCGTTCCGAAAACGAAAAACTTTTGGGCGCACAACGCGCACGCTTCGGCAAGGCGGGCGTGACCAGCGAAGGCTCGCCACTTTCTGTCATGGCCGAGAGTGCCGGACTGATGGAACTGGCCGTCTCCGACGAGATGTATAAGGCCAACCTTGAGCGCAGCGCCTTCTTCCGCAAGGCCGAGGTCGAGAAGTGGCAGGCCGGATACTCTTTGGTCGATAAAGCCGCCGCTGACTACAACGCGGCCAGCGCGTCCTTCCGCGCCCAGCCAATCCTTTTGGAAGGCCAGAACACCGCAAACGCCCTGCGCGTCAATAGCTACGGGTCGCTCATTTCCGGCGTCTCGCAAGCCGCAAGCACGGCGAGTGGTTTTAACTTTGGCGGGGGCAGCATGAACGTGCCAGTCCGTCGCGCAACTTTAGCTTCCCGCTGATCATGGCCAACATCCCGCTCGTCCAAATCCCCAACGCCCCGCAGACCGGATCAACCGCCGTGCCGCTGCCGGTGGGGGCCATCCGCACGCCCGACGTCGAACTGATGGGCATGATCGACGACGCCAGCTACATGGCCGTGGGCCGCGCCTACGAGAACCTTGGCAACGCCGGTCAGCAAGCGGCCAATGTGCTGGGCGACTTTTCGCTGTCAATGGCCCGCGCCAGCGACGAGGCCAACCTTGCCGCCGCCGACCGAATCAAGACGGACATGGTTTCCAAGTTCGACGCCGAGGTCGCCACCAAGCCGGAGAGCGAATGGAACAGCATTTGGGAAAACAACTACGCGCCCAAACTGCGCGACCAAGTGTCGTCCCTCAAAATGACCACCCGCGACGGACTCAACCGGCGCGACGTCTGGCTGGCCAACACCGAGAACGGAATCAAGGCGCAAGTGTTTACCAATGCCAACAAGGCTATGATCGGACGCGCCACGCAGGAGCAAAAGAATTACATCGAGCGAGCCAAGGTAGAAGGTCGCTGGGAAGACGCGATGGCCGGATGGAGGCGCGGGGCAGAAGTTGGCTTGTGGACAGGAGAATACGCGGAGTCCGAAATTATTGGCATCGAAGAAGAACAGCGCGTCAACACCATGACCAACGTCATCCAGCAGAACCCCGCCCAGTGGCGCAAGGAACTGGCCAAGTATCAGAAGGAGGGCAAGAACCCCCACAAGCTACGCCCCGAACAAGTCCTGCAATTCCGCCGCATGGCCGAGGGAACCCACGCCCAGCTTCTCGACGACCTCAATAACCAGATGCTCACCCGTCTGGAAACCGAGAGCGCCGCCATCACCAACGAAGACATCGAAAAGTTTTACACTCGTCCCGACATCGATGCGCCGCGGGAACTCATCAACAAGATGAAGGAATACCGCGGCTTCAAGTATGCCGACACGCCGGAGGGTCAAGCCGACCAAGCCACGAAGTTCAGCGACCTCTGGCAGAAAATCTTTTCCTACAACGCGGAGAAGGACATCAGCATGGCTGATCCCGACACGCACAAGCGCGAATACCAGCGCCTCATCAGCGAGATCGTGACGACCGCGCCGGAGGGCCAGCGCAAGCCGTTCATGGAC